AGGTCCTACAGGTATGTCCATCGCATGGGAACTAAAAAAATATACTGATCATGATGTCGTCGTGTACGATAAAAAAGTATCAGCAGGTGGTTCATGGTGGGAACCTTCTATCGATACACGAGATCTACACGCACATAGAATAGTATTTGATCGTGCATTCATCAACACGAACAATTTATTCAAAGAAATGGGGATTAAATGGGACGATATGTTCCAGAAAGCCGAATCTACAAGTGGACCCGTTATTAGTAAGTATCTTTCAGTGATGGATTACATGACACTCACGACACTCGCTGTCAAAGTGTTAGTGATGCCTTGGAAATATAAGAAAATATCCCTCAAAGATGCAATTGGTCCCTTGTCTGAAAATGGTCAAAAACTAATGGAAGCTGTAACACTCGTGATAGATGGAGTGCCATGGGATGTCATGACAGCGTACGAGTTTGTGAAAAGTTTTGATCATGTCGGCCTGTCTAATGCCTACACACAACGAGGTTCAGGTAAGATCATGTCAGACGCGATGCAGAATGCCCTAGTTGAGAAGGGTGTTCAGTTTAAGTTTGGAAATGAATTGAAGGATGTTGTGTATCGCGACGATGGATTTACAGGGTATTTTGAAAACGGTGAAATTATCGAAGATGGATTACTTGTACTGTGCCTCGATAATAGCCCGGCGATAAAGTTCGTGAAGGATAATTGGGGAGATGACGCAGTGGATAGGATAAGTCCAAGTACATACGGTGCGATTAACGTCATATTAGAATACAATGAGGAAATTTCAATCGCGAGTGATTTACAATACATAATAGACACCGAGCTACACATTCAACCCGTGGTTCTCGCAGATAAGAAAACAATATCATGTGTTATTTGCGATCTAACACCAGAAGTACTTCACATGGATGAAGATACACTCGTATCAAAGGTTATAGAACAACTTGATATCAATAAACCCACAAATGTACGGATTGGGTGGGGTGCAGAATGGAACGGAACTAAGTGGGTATTCGATCAATCATCCGGTGTTCTAAACCCTAAAGGCCATATTCCATTTTTCGGAAAATCAAAGACGGTGGCCATGTGTGGTATGATGTCTTATAGACATACACCGTATTCCAGTATCGAAGCTGCTGTTGAAGTGGGGCGGCGGTTCTGTCATGACAGATTTGGAACACGGGGTCCAAGTAAACCTTTCATGGTGACAGACGTACTATTGTTCGTGGTTCTTATATTATTGATCGTCTTGTTCCTTCTTAAGTTTTTTTAAACGATCAAATTCATGTATAAAATCAACGACGCCGAATACCACTATACTTCCACAAAACAAGGTTGCCTTAACACCTATATCCATATATGTATTAGACATTATTTTAATTTCGATATTGTGTACAAAGCTAACAAGGTATGTACGACGTAATAAGCAATGTTATAATCGTCTATCGATAACCTCTGTTTAATCTGAAAGACTGAAAAAATGTCGTATAGCTGCCGGTTCTCATCTAATCCACACTCTTTATTGTATATGGGCATGAGAAAACAGCCTTGTTCCTTATTGGGATTGAATATTCCCTGTAAAAGTAACCCGATCGCACTGAATAGAAGAACATACAAAATACGTACATCATTGAAAATAAATGGACCGAGATAAATAAAAACAGTTGTGATATTGTGAAGATAGTGTAACACGTTATGCTCTAAGGGTACTTCCTTTTTACACGGATAATGATACTTGTCTAACATGTAAAAAATGAAACCCAGTATACATAAGATCAAAACTTTGTTCATCGTTCCTGAATTACACGGATATTTTTATCTTCAATCGCGTCAAACTCTCGCATTAACAGTGTGAAATTCGAAGATAAATTTTCGTTCATATGATTGACAGATTTAACAGCGACTGCCGCACCTGTATTTAAAACCCAACTCAAAACAACTGTACTCGGTGTACAGTTTCTCTCTTTTGCGATCGTGGTAATGTGGTGATCAGTCAGGGCCTCTTTACACATTGGACTATACGCCATGACGTTAATCATATTTTTATCGCAATATTCCCGTAACTCTTTTTGTTGAAAGTGTGGATGTAATTCAATCTGGTTCATAGCCGGTTTCAGATGTTTTATTTTTTCGAGATGCTCGATTTTGAAATTTGAAACACCTACGTTTCTGCATAAAGTTCCCTCTATTTCCTTCATTTTTGTAAAAACGCTGAGTACGTCTGCGTCGTAACGGTTTCCATCCTTATACACGACTGGCCAGTGTACGAGGTACATGTCTATATAATCGACCTGAAGATTATCTATACTCGTTTGACAGGATTTCTCAACATCGTCATGTTGATCATTCCACAATTTTCCAATAATATACAAGTCATCTCTCGTACATATACCCTCGTCGATACACCGTTTAATTTCCTTGCCGATCGCGAGTTCATTCCCATAAAAATGCGCGCAGTCTATAGTTCTATATCCAGATTTAATCGCGTTATACACGTCATTTTCACTTACACCACATGTTCCATAAGCGATTTTAGACATCTCAGACTTATTTGGAAATATCATCCGGTCTATGCATGTTTTATTCAAACCATAACACAACGCATCAGTTTCAATTCCGACCGTATCATCTACCATATTTTCACCAAATGAAAAGTGGATCTGGTTATTCTTTACACTCTTATCGTTATACATGAACTCGAACATTTCATTCAAAGTAAATATATCCTCACAAGAAAACATTTTGGGTAGATGAAACGTGTCTGAATATTCTTTGTGTAGCTTGATCAGTGTATCGTCGTGAACACCTAAAACGTGTCCAACATGAGAAGCACCTATCATTCCTACATTGACAGCTTCTCCGTGGTAATACTTATCTCTTGATACGTATTCTAACGCATGTCCATACTGATGACCATACATCAATATCGGATGTTGTTCCCATGGATCACTTCGGACGTGTTCGATTTTAGCTTGTATTGTTTTCATCACGTTAGAAAACATGTCATCGTTCGAGAGTGTAAAATTTTCACATACCGCATGTTTAACAATTTCTGCGTATCCATCCCATATAAACCGTTCATCTAACGTTTTCAAAAAGTCATAGTAAATGTAAATGTTTGACGGTACTTTATAGCACCCGATTTGATTCTTTCCGTGTTCCGTATTTAGTGCCTGTTTATAAGATATACACGCATCTGTCATGGCGAGCAATGTTGTCGGAAAACTTATAAATTCCACACCCCTCTTGTACGTACCAGCGATAAACCCAGCCAGATTACTCACGGAGCCACCACCGACAGATACGACAACTGCGTGTGTATCCATTTTATTTTTCCCCATCTCATCGACGAATTTTGAATAATACGCGAGGTTCTTATATTCATCTTTGGCTTCGACCTCGAACACAATCCCATCAATTTTTGGAAGTCCATATAATCGCTTAATATTCGTGTCGATGAACAGCACGACACGGGATTTGATCCTTTCGATAGCATTTTTCCAATCGTCGATGGTTTCAACCGTACATACATTCTCGACTCTCCTGTCAATAATAATCTTCATTTACTGTATATGAATACACTGTTATTTATTTTGATCGTCGTTCACGCGGCGTGGATCATAGGATTTCAAACATTCGGTTTATTCGTGTTACCGAGAAAACTGTATTATATGTATCCACTCGCTTGCGCACTCGTGAGTCTACACTGGGTTATTTTTGATAACAAATGTATCTTATCCGTCCTCGAAAATAAGGTTTCTGAAGATAAAAATGGAAACGATGATACATTCGTGTACAATGCTATACGCGATAATTTGGACGTTCCTATATATACACAAAAAAGATTTCAGCACACCATGATGACAGGGAGCTTTCTCTACGTGGCGTATGTGTATAGAAAAGATCCTAAGATTCTAGCCTTATGTATCGCGTGCTTGTATTTAAATAGATGGGAAGTATGGTCTAAAAATTTTCTATAGATATGATATGAGCGATTGCTACTATACGAAATCGTATACAATCGACAAGGGGAATTATGACGGGGTTATAGACTGTACCTACATTCTTCTCATGGAAAATTCGAAAAGGGAGGAACAGATTATACAACAGGTTGAAAAGGCTCAAGTTACTAACCAGGTTGTAATACAATATAATAAGGGATACAAAAATTGCGACAAGAATTTACGAGTGAATAAACCAAATTACGATCTCGTAGATGCCTTGAAGACTGTTTTCAAACACGCACGTGAACAGGGGTATTCGAGAATTATAGTGCTCGAAGACGACTGCCAATTTGATGAACGTATCAGGGACCCTGTCGTCGTGAATGATTTACGCACATTCTTCAAAAAACGTGACCCACAAATATACAACTTGGGTACAACTCTATCCTTAACGTCACCACTTGACATTCTCCTTCACAATAAGAACCAGCGTTTATTATATACCACATGCGCACACGCTGTAATTTATAACAAGACATACATGGACAATGCGTTGACACGCGACTTTATGATGGGTCATACAGATTTTGAGATGAATAGGGTATGGTCCAAGTATACGTATACATACCCACTGGCTTACCAATTGTTAGAAGAAACGGATAACAAGAGAGAAGGCTGGGGTTACGTATCTTTTATAGCCGATATGCTATTTAAACCCTTAAAGTTGGATACACAAGTACAACCCGGTTTCGACCGTCTCAAAATGACATTTGACTACGTGAGTATCATCTTATTTTTGTTATTAATATTCGCAATACGACGAATCAAAAATTATATCAGGTGAATATAAGATGCCTCTCAGCGATGCAGCCATCACCAAGAAGGTCGAAAACCTACGTAAACAGGAGGGTAAGATATATGCACCACTCAAATATTTCAGGGGGCTTACAACTCTCGGGGAAGTTGAGACGCGTTATAAGAAAATGCTCAAGCGAGACTATAAAGGATTCAAGACGGACAAGGGACAAAAAACTAAGACTTCCTCCTACACCCAAAAGTTTAGGAAGATGTATCCGGGAGCCAAATCCCTCCCTGAAATTGCTAAGGCTACTAAGATTCCTCTGAAGACTGTGAAGACCATCTACAATAGGGGGCTCGCTGCGTGGAGAACCGGGCATCGTCCGGGAGCCTCTCCACAAGCGTGGGGGTACGCGAGGGTTCATAGTTTCGCCACTAAGGGGAAGACGTACTACACGGCTGATAAGGATTTACGCTGATTAAAACATTCTACAGACACGCTCATAGATACTAAGTGTCTTCATTGGTTCGGGTGCAAACTTGAGTGCGAAGATTTTATCCATAATGGGTTGATTTTTCTCGGATTCACTCGCCATCTTATCCGAATGTTCCATCATTTCTTTTATCATATCCATCATTCGCGTGTTAGATACTAGATAGTTCCTGTGTTCTTGAGCTGCGACCTTTTCAGCCCAAGATACAGCATTCTCCCTCACCAAATTATTCATTTCGAACTGTTTCGACGCGGTGGCAGCCGGACTCGGATTCGCTTCCCTAAATTCGTCGATAAGACCATTAATGGTCTCACCGTATGTACGAAAACGGTTGTCTTCATAGGCTTTATCACACACGGCATAGAGTAGTTCATCACTCACCCCGTAAAGAAGGACATCCTTATTTTCAATCGTGTATTCAAAAAATTCGTTCATTTCATCACGAGGCACCCCATCCGGGTACGTCTTGATGAGAGTATCGAGCTTGTGTTCGAAATCGGTGAGAGTCGTCATTTTTAGATGAAAATTACAAAGTTTTGATTCTACTTAGGTCCACAGTTCCATTCCGAAAGATAACATCAAGTTCTCCTCTGTTTCTCCAAGAACCTCGAGTTCTCTCTCCAACTTTCTCCCCGTCGCATTCAATTTACGCGTTCTCGCATCAATGCGTTCGTTTTCAAACATCTTGTAGTCCTCGTAAATCTTCTTCTCAAACTTCTTACTCGTGAGTTCCTTACACTCTTGCTCCGAAAATCCCGACCAATCTGTGAGTCTCACGTAATCTTCAAACGAAAATCCTTCCCAGAAAATGTCCTTGAACCAAGGTGTGGTCATGGCAAAGTGTTTCATCGCAGCTTCTCTAAGCTTCTTGGTTACACGCATGACTGGCTTCATCATATCCAATTCTGCCATGACATTTCTCATTTTTTTCTGGAATTTTCCCATACGTTCTCTAATCTCCACCAGCTCATCATGCACAGATTGGGGCACGTTGATAGACATGTTTGTTTTTTCTTGAAAATTAAAGGATATTGTATTTACTTAGGTTTGATTACAATCTAATATTCTAGGAAAAACAAACATAATAAAGGTTTCCATCGAGATAAAATAATGACTGGTCGCATTACGTGGGATGAATACTTTATAAACGTCGCAGATCTCGCCTCTGTTCGATCTCCATGTAATCGACTGAAGGTGGGGTGTGTCCTCGTGAAAAACAATAGGCTCATCAGTATGGGCTATAATGGATTTCTAGGCGGATGCGAACACAAGTCCATTGTAAGGGATGGACACGAACAGGCGACGATTCATGCAGAGATTAACGCAATCACGGATGCGGCGAAGAGGGGTGCCTCCATTGATGATTGTGTGGCGTACGTGACACATTATCCGTGTCTCAACTGCTACAAGGCTCTAGCGAGTAGTGGAATCAAAAAGATCTATTACAAAATAGACTATAAGAACGATCCAGTTGTGGATGACTTGGGGTACGGAATATCTCTGGTGAAGTTATGATAGAGCACCTAAGTCACGAAAAAGATATACATTTATTCATCTACCAACATGCAACACGTCGACTTCCCCATCCCCGAGAAGGGTACTCCCCCCACTTCCGGTTACCTTAAGAACTTTGCGGACGGAAGTTGGAAACTCCATGGTATCCAACGAAACGACACTACCTGGAAACCTGAAGAGTACCGCAAGACCATCCAAAGTATCTTTTCAAACATCCTAATTTCCCCCTTTGTGGGTTCTCTTCAAGCGGATGGTGTAACGACCCACCTTCTCGACGGTGGTCACAGAACCCTCGCCATGATGCGTTTCGTCAACAATGAGTTCGAGGTCTGTGCGCCGAGCACGAATCAACCCTGCTTCTACAAGGATTTACCCCAAAGGGACAGAAAGGCGTTCGATGATTCTCGACCTCTTCACACGTTCGTCTATACGAACCTCACGAAAGCTCAAGAGGAGCTGATGTTCTTTCGTCTCAACATCGGACTTCCACTCTCCGCTGGCGAAGCCGTTCGGGCGTTCCATACAATTCCGATCTGCGTTCTCGCCTCCGAACTTTCTGTGAAGTTTGATTCGATCATTCAGGATTCGATTTGTCGAGCTGTCATGAAGAATAATCAGCGAGATGACGCAGCCTCTTGGATGCTTCTTATCCTTCAGAACTTTCACGCGGGTGAGATTGTTCTCGGCGAAAATCCCGGTCCGTCGAAGCAGACTGAGAATCTCGAACGCTGTGAGAATTACAGAGATGCGACGATCGATCGAGAGAAATTGACGAAACAGACGGCGTTTCTCATGGATATCATCGAGAATAGGCCCATCACGAACAAGTTTCCTTCGTACGTAATTCCCACAGTACAAGGTATCATGATGCGGTACCCTATGGTGAGTGGTGACACGATAAGATCCTTTCTGTCTGACATGTTTGAGGTTTTGGCGTCGACCAACCCAAGTGTTGAAGAATGGAACCATCAGGCACGTGGCAAAAAAAGTAACCCCTCCAAGCCAGCCAGGTGTCAAGAACGTGTGAAGATTTTTGGTAAGTGGTTAGTGTAGTTTTTTTATATATAAGAGTAATGCTCAAACACCTAAGTCGGTTCGGTACCCTCGTAAAATCCCAACTTTCAAAAATGGAAACCCCTCCACCCCGAACAATCGATAACATTCATAAGAACATCATCCACCGTATCGGGGTACAAATGCCCTGGGAACGAATTCTAACCCGGGGTGGTCGAACACAAGCGGCTGAGAGTGAGTATATCCTCCATCTTAAAGAGGCTATCATTGCCGAAGGTGGTTTAATTACCGAGTGTACAGGAACTCAACAGTCCAGGGATATTCGCGGTGTTAAGTACCCTGGCATCGATGGACTCCTTGACTACGAGGGTAAAAAGATCAATGGTAAAAATGGCAATTTCTGTCTCAATGATACCCTTCCAATTGGGGACAATGTCTACTACATATTTCTTCGGGTTGGTGGACAGACGGTCGATATCCGCAAAGCGAGTGAGCTTACGAATGTCGAGTACGCCACGTACGACGAATACTCAGGAACACTTGACGAGCTAATTGATTGTGTAGAGCGATTATACTCTGTGGGTAATTCCGCTAATGTCTCCAACTTTCAAGAACTGTTCCGCCTTACGGTAAAGCTCTTGGAGGTTGCAGTAAAGTCTGGCATGATGTCACTCTACGATTATGGCCAATTATTCAAGTTTACAACGACGTTTGGATTTTTCAAATCTAGACCTCGCCCTAATTGGTTACTATCTAGTAAAGCCCTTAGTGAGAAATCGACTCAACAATCTTCTGAATCAGAGGTGGAGGAACCGCATTTCCCAGTTGAACAACCTGATCCTTTTGTGATCCTTCCATCACATAGTCCTTCGGAAAACCCTGAATCTGTTTGAGTTCATTAACTGTATATGGTCTAAGATAGTATTTCTCACCGACTCGCTGGGCCACGAAAAGACGTGGTTGGTGGTCATATGTAGATATGATCGTTTTACTAGGCATTTTAATATCAACAATCTCACAATGAATCGGAGAAACTCTCCTACCAAATGAAAACCCATATTCACCAACTCGTTTTCCATTGTATTCGAGGTTCCGTTGTTTGCAACGATCGACAAGGTACGGGTGAACTACTCCGTATGGTTCACCTTGACCAATTAAAATACTATCCTCTGTAACACCTGCATTCTCTATCAAATCTTTAGGAACTTCGATCGTCCCATCCATGCTGAATTCAAGAATGTTCCGAAGAGATACGTCAACACTCGCTTCGTCGGGCCATTTGTGTACGTAATTGGGATCCTTCCATCCGACAATAATCAAACGCTCACGTTTCTGAGGTACACCATATTTCACAATCGGGAACAATTTATGTTCACACGTGTACCCAATATCCTTAAATGCGCGTTCGATAACATCTATAAAATTTTCACCCGTGCTCGTTTTACGCGAAAGTAAACCCTTTACGTTTTCACCGATGATGAAATCAGGTTCGATACATTTGGCCGCACGAACAAAGTCGAGATACAATTGTCCTCGTGTATCATCCGCGCGTTTTTTACCCGCGTGTGAAAAGCTCTGACATGGAAACCCGGCGAAAATAGCCTTCACTTTTCCCTTCAACTCCTCGAATTTTTCATCGGGAATCTTGGTAATATCAGTACCTATACACTCAGAATCAGGGAAATTGGATTCATGTGTCTTACAAAACGGTTTCTTAATTTCCGAATACCATTTAACATCGAGTCCGGCATTTTTCATACCTAGTGTATCACCCCCACACCCCGAAAAAAGGGAAAGTGCGCTCATATTCATGTATGACGTTTATTGTTTAAGCTTCGCGATCTTACAAGAAAAAACGCTCATCACCACGTTTCACCCTATACATATGATCATACATGTGAAGAAGAATCACAGCGAGGATGCCTGTAGATATGACAGCCGTGTTAGATTTACGTACGGACCACGCGTACGCAATCAATAAAGAGATGATTATAGCCTGAATGAATGTAATTGTGGGCAGTACAAAACGAGTATCGACCGTTCGAACTTCTTCAGTGGGTTCTGGTGTATATTTTTCCATTCGCGGGTACCCGGGCATTTTTATTTTATACTGAGAAATTAATGCGAGAGGTTATATTGGTACCATTACTCCTGTCTCTTTATGATTATCTCAAACCACCCATAGATTTATTATACTTTCAAAAACCGTTGAGACTGTTGATTGGTATGAGAAATACGCTTATCGATATTTTACTTCATAAATCCGAATATGATAGCACACACTATCCCGGACTTTGGTATATAAACGCGAATTACAATAAAATTCTAAACGAGTATGAACAAGGTCTGTCTGTCGCAAATAAGAAATATTTCCACGATCTCGATCGATGGTTCGAGAAAAATGACGGGTATTATTATTACGATGTCAAAGATTTTCCTATAATTCAGAATATTATCGACGCCGTTCCATGTGCGGATAAAAAAACTGCTAAGCTCGCAGTTATAGAAGGACCGATGTCTATAGCACCTCACCGCGCAGAAAGTAACCTCCTTCTAAGATATCACCTCACACTAAAAGGTGGTGATGACTGTATACTCCACACATCCAACGGGATGCATCAACACGAACCCGGTAAAGATTTTTTATTCGATCACTCTCGCTTTCATAGTCTCGTCAAACGTGATCACCATACGCGGGTTGTACTTATTTTAGATATTCATAGATTTAATTAACGACTCTTTTCATCTTTCTGAAGAATATGTCTTTCCACATTCTCTTCCGCGTCGTATTGATCGGGGTCGTAAATGACACCACTCTGCATACGCGCAATGTGGGTCTTTTTTTTAGACTTACTCATAATAGGGTTCGAGAACCCCCGAGCGGTATTAATTTCTACATCATATTGGGCGGGGTCCACGATCGCACGGGTGCTGACTTTGCGTACATTGGGAATAGTAAATGTGAGTGTGAAGGGCATTTATTATAATTGGTACTCTATTCTTTATAATCCGCGTAAATCTCAAAAACTAAAAAACTGATACAAATGTAATGAACGTCGATAACATCCCAGAAGCGATGAAACGTGTTATGAAAGATCACAATCTTACAGTGTCACAGAAGATGATGACATTTATGGCATTTATGCCAACTCTCCCAGATGACCCTAAGACTGCCGGTGTATGGCGGG